GTTCACCTGTCCACGGCCCCGATGCCCGACCGGGCGCGGTTCATGGCGAAGCTAATTCAGGATTACCAGATAGACATCAACGCCCTCGACATGGCGCTGGCGGGACAGGACCCCACTCAGGCACCGATGGCGGGCGTTGATCGCCTGCTCAACGAGCGCCTTGGGCCGATTCAGGACTTCGTTCAGTCCGAGCAGCAGCGCCGCCAGCAAGTGATGGACTCCGAGCGCCAGCGCGCGATCACGGTGCTGGACCGGATGGCGCGCGACACCGAGAATTTCCCGCATTACAGCCTCGTGGCGCAGGACATGGCGGACATCACGGAAATGGCCCTGAAACGGAGGGTTTACTTGACACCGCAAGAGGCGTATGCTCGCGCCGTCGCAATGAACCCAGAAGCGCAGGCCGCAGAGCAGTCGCGTTCGGGACAGCAAAGAGCGCAAAGCGCCCACGATGCTGCCACCCGTTCCCTCGGCGCCTCACTCTCCGTGAGTGGAGCACCCGCAGCACTTCGCCAACCGGTGTCATCGGACGATTTGAGAGGCACCATCGAAGCTGCATGGAACACCGCACAAGGACGCTGAAATGATCACGTCAATGGCCCTTTGGGCAGCGGGACGCAGTGACAATGACCAGTCTCTTACGAAGGCCGCGCGGGTGGCCCTCGAAGCTGACCTGACCCCACGGTTTATTCGTTACTCCGTGGACCAAGACGGTACGCCCATCGAGATACCCCAAGGGGAACCTTTGTCTCAAACCGTCCTACCTTTCGAGGAGTAATCGCCATGGCATTCGCCAACGCTGCGATCAGCGACATCATCGCTACCACGATCCAGCATCGCAACAAGGTCATCGCTGACAACGTGACCAAGAACAACGCCGTCCTGACTTGGATGTCCAAGCGGGGCAACATCCGCACCGTGAGCGGTGGCAACACCATCATGGAAGAACTGAGCTTTGCCGCCAACGGCAACGCAGGGTTCTATTCCGGCTACGAGACCCTGCCCATCGCGGCGCAGGATGTCATCTCGGCAGCGGAATACGGCTGGAAGCAAGCTGCTTGCCCAGTCACCATCAGCGGCCTTGAAGAACTGATGAACAGCGGCCCGGAACGCATGATCGATCTGCTGGAAGCGCGCATCAGCGTTGCCGAATCGAGCATGTCCAACCTGATCAGCATTTCGCTGTACAGCGACGGCACGGGCTCGGGCGGCAAGGAGATTGACGGCCTCGCCAAGCAGGTCGCCACCGACCCGACGACTGGCGTTGTCGGCGGCATCGACCGCGCCACGTGGCAGTTCTGGCGCAACAAGGTCTTCAAGGCGACGACCACGGGCGGCGCTGCGACGACCAAGGACAACATCGGCGATTACATGAATGCCTTGTGGGCATCGCTGGTGCGCGGCAACGACCGTCCGGACCTGATCCTGATGGACAACGCCTACTGGGCACTGTTCGTGGCCTCGTTGCAAGCACAGCAACGCTTCTCGTCCAGCGAAGCCGCCACCCGTGGTTTCATGGCGCTGAAGTACATGGACGCTGACGTGGTGCTCGACGGCGGTATCGGTGGCGGCATGCCCGTGAAGACGATGTACATGCTCAACACCAAGTACATCAAGTACCGTCCGCACCGCGACCGCAACATGGTGTCTCTGAACCCGAACAAGCGCTACAGCGTCAACCAAGACGCCGAAGTGCAAATCCTCGCGTGGGCTGGAAACCTCACTTCGAGCGGTTTGCAATTTCAAGGGAAGATGTTCGAGTGAGCAACGGGGGCTTCGGCCCCCTAATCGGAGATTAACCATGTCCGCTGACTACGCAAACGCAACGATCAATGCTGCGGTAACCGTTGGCCCTCCGGGCGGTCCCGCTGTCCAACCCCCAATCGGGTGGGACAAGCTGACCGCTGCCAACACCGAAATGTGGAACGGCCACATCGGTTCCGAACTGGGCACCGCTGGCTCCCCGTTGAAGGTGGCCGCGCTCGGGGGCACCCCTACCGATGGCTCCAGCCTCATTGCCGCGCCGGGTACGCTTGGCCGCGACAAGGCGGGCGCCCTCATGACGTGGGTGACGAGCGCCGCCCCCACGACCGTCGGGCAGACAGGCACCATCGCGGGCACGGTCTTCACGGCAGGCGCCGGGGCTTCCGTCGCCCAATCAGTCATTCCAGCCAACGGCTATGGCTGGGTGAAGAACTAACCCTAACGGAGCAACTATGTCATTCGCAGCCGGTATTTACGACCACGACAAGACCTATGAGGACGGAAAGCAGTTTTCCGACGACGACAAGCTGTATGTGAAGTTTGAAGTCCGCGCCGTCCGCAACGAGTTCAAGTCGAATCAGGAAGGGCGCCCGATCTTCTACGATCAGGAGTACATCCAGATCATCGTTCCCGGCTCGCGCGACATCAGCACGTTCCCGCTGGACGACCACTACAAGGGGCGCTTCCGCAAGGCGTACGACAAGTGGAAGGCCAACACGGAAGCAACGACCATCGACGGCACGTTGCTTTCCGAGTTGCCATGGTTGTCCAAGTCGCAGATCGCGGAGTTGAACTACTCCAACATCCACACGGTTGAACAGCTAGCCAACTTGTCCGACGCCAACGCCCTGAAGTTCATGGGCAATCACAGTATGCGCGAGCGCGCCAAGAACTATCTTGCCGCCGCCGCTGGTGAGGCCCCGATGCTCAAGCTGCAAGCAGAGCTTGAACAGCGGGACAACCACATCCAAGTCCTCACCCGCAAGGTGGAGGAACTGACCGCAGCCTTCGAGAAGCTGGACAAGAAGAATCGGTAGGACCCCATGGAATACTGGCCCGCACTTCAGATCGTCAATCAAGTCGCTGGTGAAGTCGGGCTAGCCAAGGTCCAAACCCTTTTTGCCCCCGACGACCAGAACGCCGTACAGAGCAACCAGTTGCTGTCCGCGCTCAACAGCGCTGGCAACGAACTCGGCTTCTACTACCCGTGGGAGCAGTTCAAAAAGGAATGGGTCTTCACGCTGGTGGAGGGGCAGAGCAGCTACGACCTGCCGCCCGGCTGGTCCTATTTCATCGACCAGACCCAGTGGGACCGCACGAATCACTGGCCGCTGCTTGGCCCGAAGTCCGCTGCTGAATGGGCGTGGCTCAAGGGCGGGCTCCTCGCATCCTTCCCACGGATGCGCTACCGCGTGATGAACAACAAGTTCGAGGTGTTCCCCACGCCAGCATCCAACAGCGAGTACGTGCTCTCCATGGAGTACGTGACCGAGAACTGGGTGCAGTCGGCCAGTTCCACCGACCAAGAGCCCAACGCCGCGTTGGTCATGGCGGACGGTGACCTCGTGTGGTATCAGCCATGGCTCATGGTGAAGTACACCAAGCTCAAGTGGATGCAACTCAAGAACTTCCCAAGCGAAGCCGCAGCCAGCGACTTCCAGCGGATGTACGCTGCCCTTCAGGGCAAGGACGCTGGCGCACAGGTCCTGTCCCTCGTGCCCCGCCAGACACCCGTGTTCATTGGCCCATGGTCGATCCCTGATGGCAACTGGAGCATCTGATGGCCCAGACTGCCGCGAAGGCCCAGAACGCCGGAATCGTCACGGTTCCTTCAGCTACGGGAGGCGTTGACTTCCTGAGCAGCCTGTTCGGCATGCCCGCTGAGAACGCGATCCGCCTGACCAACTGGTGGCCTGAGGTCTACGGCTGCACGCACCGCAAGGGTTACCGCGAGTGGACCGTTGGCCTGCCTGCGACGGTGGGATCGCTGTACAGCTTCCACAGCCGTACGGGCCAGTCCCTGATGTACGCCTTCAGCGGTGATGGCATGTATGACGTGACGGCGCGCGACACGGCATCGACGCATGCCGTTGGCACACCCGTCGTGACGGGCCTGTCCACCTCGATCTGGCAAGCCACGATGTTCGCCAACAGTGGCGGCACCCACAAGGTGTTCGTTTCCGGTCAGGACAACCCGATCTGGCTGCACCAGACGGCCCCGCCTGCCGTCGTCTATGACCGCCTGACCGCTGGTGACGGCATCGCACCCGGCACGATCAGCGGGTTCAACCCTGCCGCTGCCATCGACGTGACGATCCACCAGAAACGTCTCTGGTTCGTGGAGAAGGATACGACCTACGGCTGGTATCTGCCCACCGAGCAGGTCTATGGCGTGGCGAGCAAGTTCGACTTCGGCCCCCTGTTCAAGCGCGGCGGCTTCCTTCAGTCGCTGGCAACGTGGACGGTGGGCGACGGCGAGAGCACGGATGACCTGTTAGTTGCCTTCAGCAGCGAAGGCGACGTTGTGGTCTACCAAGGCATCGACCCGAACAGCATCGACACGTGGGGCCTGAAGGGCGTCTACTACGCTGGCAGGCCCATCGCTGGACACCGCTTCCATTGCAAGGTTTCCGGTGACCTGAAGTTCATGACGACGCAGGGCCTTATCTCGATGAACACCATGTTCACGAGCAACCAAAGCGTTGGCCCGCAGGAGAGCGTTGAGGCACGGCCTGTCCAGCAGTTCCTCGCCGAGCAGGCCAACCTCTATGGCTTCCTGCAAGGCTGGGACGTGAAGTTTGTCCCGTCGATCAACATGCTGATCATCAACATCCCAAGCGTCACCGTGGACGGCTCGCTTCAGATGGTTGAGAACACCGTGAATTCCAAGTGGTCAACCTTCCTTGGGCTCGACGCGACGTGCTGGCTGGTGGACTATCAGGAGGTGCCGTTCTTCGGTTCCGGCACCCGCGTGCTGCAAGGCTGGACTGGCAACACCGACAACGTGACCCTCGCTGACAACGCTGGTGTTCCGATCACCGCGCTTGTCCAGCAGGCTTACAACTATTTCGGCACGCCAGCGAACAACAAGCAGGTTGGCCTCTATCGCCCGAACTTCCTCACGAACCGCAGCGTGGCGTGGAAGTCGATGATCGCCTACGACTTCCTGTTCCATATCCCGACGGTCAACACCAACCCTTCCGCCACGGGCACGCCTCGCTGGGACGTTGCGATCTGGGACGCTGCCTACTGGACTGGCGGTCTGCACGCCCAGAAGCAATGGGCCAGCGCTGAGGGCGTTGGCTTCGCTGGCTCGCTTGCCATGGCAACCAAGTCGGACGGCGAAGTTGTCTGGGTAAACACGGATTACACCGTATCTTCTGGAGGCATCCTCTAATGGCCGCAGTACCAAATTTTGGCGACCTCGCCAATCAGCAGAAGGCGGCGAACGACTCTGCCGCCAACCAGACCAACATCGCCAACCGACCCAACCAGTACAACCCGCTGGGCAACACGACATGGGGTCTCAATCCGGATGGCACGTGGGGTCAGTCCACCACCCTGTCTGGTGGGGCTCAGGGGCTCTGGGATCAGTCGATGCAGGGCCAGCAGAACCTGTCCGGGCAGATCAGCGGCGGGCTCAACACCAGTGGCCTCATGGGCTGGGGCAACAGCGACCTCAACGGGAACCTCGGCGAAATGCCCAAGGTAGGCCAGTACAACCAAGAGGTCATCAACGCATGGAATGCGTTGCAGAACCCCGGCTTGCAGAAGTCTGAGGATGCCGCACGGCAGCGCGCTGCGGCCATGGGTATCACCATGGGTTCCAACGCATGGGGCGATCAGGAGCGCTCGCTGGGCAACGTCCGCACGGACGCGGGGAACAAGGCGATCCTCGCGGGCTACTCGCAGGGCAACACCGAGTTCGGCCAAGCACTGGACGCGCGCAAGCAGGGTTACACCGAGAATCTTGGAGAGGCAACACTGCAAAACAGCATGCGTGGTCAGGAACTGGGCGAGCGCAAGGACGCTTACGGCGCTGCCATCTCAGGAAACACGAGCCTGACCAACACGCGCAACTCGTTGAACCCGAACGAGTGGAACGCGAAGGCGCCCACGAGCGCGAACTACCTTCCGACCCAAATCTACAGCGCCGCAGGCGACACCTTCAGCGCGAACCAAGCCAACGAGAACGCCGCGCAGGCGCAGTCCAACGCGAACAGGTCCGCCAACACGGGGTTGCTCAACACGGCACTCAACACGGCGGGCCAGATCGGCTGGGGCAACATCGGCAGCGCCGCTGGCTCGATCTGGAACTGGGGCAAGGACGCCTACAACGGTTGGGGCAACACGCAGAACGGGTATAGCACCGTGGACAACTGGGACACGAGCCCTTACAGCGGCTACAACGATTACAGCGGCCCCACCTACACGACGGGCGGATAAGCATGGCCTACTACGACGAACCGATGATCGATCCTTCGCTCGAATTCGACGCGCAGGACCTGCAACTCCAGCAGCAACTCGCACGGGTCAAGGCCCTGCGTGCGGTGGGCTCGCAGACGCCGGAAGTGAACAACGGCGAAGTCGGCGGGTGGAGCCTCAGCACGGGCCAGCGCATGCCGGGCCGCGTGCTCAAGACGCCCGCTGCCTCGCTGATCAATCCGATCCTCGGCACCATCGGCGCGGACATCGGTGATGCGCGTTCGGTGGGCATGAAGAACAGCATCAGCAAGAACCAACAGGACGAGATGGTTGCCGCGCTGGCTGCTACGCCGCAGAGCACCGAAGCCATCCCGTCGCGCGAACTCATGGGGCCGACGCCCAACGGTGGCCCGCTGATGTCGCAAGCCGTTGCCGCACAGGACCCGACTCGCAACGACATCCTCGCGCACGGCGCACGGCTGGCCCGCAACCCGTTGACGCGCGCCACGGCCCAGAAGTACATCGATGACCAACTGATAGGCGCACCGTCTCGTGAGGCAACGCAGCGCCTCGAACTCACGAAGGCTGCGCTGACCTCGCGCGACAAGGCGCTGGATCGTGACAACAGGCTCGAAGCCGCGCGCATCCGGGCGCAGGCCAGCGGCGGTGCCAAGCTGACCATGATCCAAGACGACGCTGGCAACGTCACGGGTGGCTACGACCCGAAGACCAACCGGACCTTCCCGCTGGGCCAGCTTCCGGGCGGCACGGCATCGCTGGATACCCAAGGCCCTGCGGTGCGCGAGAGCGACGTTGGCGGGGCCAATGCCAACACGGGTACGCCAGTGCAGGCTGGCACCACGGCAGCGCCTGCGGCTGGCACGGCGGCACCCGCCAACGGCGTGGTGGGCAAGTCGTCAACGACCCAGCAGACGATCCAGAAGGACTACCAGACGAAGGTGGCGGAAGCCAACGACGCCATCGGCCTGATCCAAAAGGCTCGCGGTAACCTGAAGAACACGAGCTATGGCTGGATGGACAGCTTGGGAGAGGGCATCACGCGCGTTGCAGGGTTGCCCACTTCCGAAAAGGGCATGAACGCCACCCAACTGGACATCATCGCAGGGCAGTTGGCTTCCAAGTACCCACGGGGTCCGGGCACGATCACGGACACCGAGCGCGAACTGTTCGAGAAGTACATGGGCGCAGTCGGCAACCGTTTCATTGATCCGGCCATCCGTGAGAAGAATCTGATTCTGGTTGAAGACATGCTGCGCAAGGGCGTTGAGAACGCGGCCAAGGCCAACGCTGGCGGCGGGTTGCTCTCTGAGTCAGCGCCAGCAGCGGCGCCAGCGGCGACAGCACCCGGCGCTGCCCCGCAGGACAAGTCGGTGAAGGACTTCGGCGGCGGGGTCAAGGGCACCTACTCGGCGAAGTACGGCCACTACTACGCCAAGAACGCGGACGGAAAGTTCGTTCAACTGGACTGACATGGCAAAGGTTGTTGACTTCAATCCGTTCACGGACGACCCCGTTGATGTAGCGATCAAGCGGGAGGGCATCAGCGACCCCACACAACAGGCTTACATCAAGAGCCTCTACCACCAAGAGTCCAGTTCCGGCAAGAACACGACGACCTCGAACCAAGGCGCCCATGGCCCCATGCAGGTGACCAAGGGGGCATTCACCGATTCCGGGGTTAAAGGGGACATCAATGACACCATGGATTCAACGCACGCTGGTGTGCGGTACGCGATGCAGCGGCTCAAAGCCTCGAATGGTGACGTTCGCCTCGCTGCGGCTGGCTACTATGGTGGTCCGGGCGGACAAGCCCAAGCAGCCAAGGGCATCCCTGTCTACGACCCAAAGAATCCCAAGGCACCCAGCACCCTCCAATACGCCGATCAGGTCGCAAGCCGCGTCAAGCCCAACGGAGCAACAGCCATGAAAGGCAAAGTCGTTGACTTCGATCCGTTCGCGGAAGACACACCCGCGCCCGCTGCGGTGGCTGCGCCTGAGCCCACGGTGCAGGCAGGCGCGAGTGAGATACCCGGCCAGAACCTGCCACCGCCCATGGAGCCCATGGCGCCGAAGCCGCCAAGCATCCTCCAACGCGCCAAGGCGGCGGCGGGCCGTCTCGTTGACCAAGCCCAGACCAAGGAGGGCTGGAAGGCCGCTGGCAACGCCGCGATCAACTCTGCGCTCGACTTGCCCAACTCCTTCGTGACGGGCGCTGGCAACTTCGTGGCCCCCCTCGTTGGCGCAGCACAGGACACGATCAAGGGTGACAAGCTGGGCACGGGCAACGCGGCCATCCGGCAGGGCATCGAGAGTTTCGCTCAGGACACGGCGCGCGACCCCAACAGCATCGGCTACAGGGCGCAGCAGGCAGTGCCTGAGATGATCGCCACGGCTGCGCCGCAGAACGCCGCCGTGAATGCGCTCACTGGTCCCGCTGGCTCCGTCCTCAAGCGCGCCGCTGCTGACGTTGGTGTCAACGCGGCCTACTCTGGCGGTCGCGCTGCGGCGGAAGGGAAGGGCATCACCGACGTGATGCACGAGGCCAAGAATGCGGCCATCGGCTCCAGTATTGCCCACGGCATCACGGGCATTGTGGGTGGCGCACGCGCTGCACTGCCGGAAGCCAAGCGCCTGTTCGTGGAGCGCGGCGGGCGCCCAAGCGCGGGCCAGATCATCGGAGGACCTGTTGAACAGATCGAACGCGGCCTTGGCAACATCCCCGTCGTCGGTGAGGGAATGAAGATCAGCGGACCCCATGGTGCCATCGCTGACTCCGTGGACTCCTTCAGCACGGCGGATGTGAACCGCGCACTGGAACCAATCAAGCACAAGGTTGCGACATCCGGCGAGACCGCCGTTGCCGAAGCAGTCAAGCACACAGAAGGCAACTACGAGAAGTTGATCCCGCAGACACGCATGGGTCCACGCGCCGCTGCGCAGGCCGTGCAGCAGGGGCTCAACGACACGCTCGGGAGGATGACGCCCACGAGCCAACGCCGCTGGATGGACGCCTACAACCAGATCAACGACGAGACGCACGTGCTGACGGCCAACATGCGGTACAGCGACGGTCGCATTGCAAAGGACGTTGACTCGAACCTCAACCGGATGATCGAGGATAACCGCGAGATAAATCCCGAATTAGCCCGTGTTGCCCGTGCCGTCAAGTCGCGGCTTCGTGAGGCGCTGACCCCGATTCCGGGCGCAGCCAACAGCGTCACGACCGAGCTACAGAACACCAACAAGGCGCGCGCCCAGTTGTTCGCTCTGGAAGACGCGGCGCGCATGAGCGGTGCTCGCACGGGCCACTTCACGCCCGCTGAGTCCTTCGAGGCCCGCGCTGCAACAGGCAAGGCGCCCGTCGATGACATCATGAACCGCATGGGTCGTGAGACCCAGCTAGCCAACAGGCCCAACTCCTCGTACGGCACGGCTACAGGTGCGGGGCTCGGGACGTTGAGCGCTAGCCTCGGATACAAGCACGGACCCGCAATGTTCAATGGCCTGTCCAGCGGAGACCCCATGGCCGTTCTGGCGGCTACGGGCATCGCTGGCGGTGTTAGCGGTGTTCGCCTTGCCAACACCAAGGCGGGCCGCAAGTTCCTCCTTGAGGGTCTGGCGGGCGGCTTGCCCAAGGGCGGTATCCGGGACATCATCCAAAGCCAGCAGGCAGCGCAGCTTGCCGCCCAAGTGGGCCGCAACGTCGCAACCGATTAAAGGAGAATTACCATGCCACGTGACGGTTCCGGCGTTTACACGCTTCCAGCGGGCAATCCAGTTGTCACCAATACGGTCATCGCATCGACGTGGGCCAACGGCACGATGTCGGACATCGCTGCCCAGTTGAACAACGTCTTCACCCGCGACGGCACGCTGGGTCCGACTGGCCCCTTCAAGCTCATGGACGGCACCATTGCGGCGCCGGGTCTGGCGTGGAACAGCGAGCCGGGTCTGGGCCTGTTCCGGCCCACGGCGAGCCTGATCGGCTTCGTGGCGCAAGGCGCCTACTTGGCCTACCTGAGCGGGAACACCGCAACGACGACCTTCGTTCTCAGTCCCAAGGCGGCGGCGGGCGCTTCCCAGTTCACGGTCACCAACGCGCCCAACGGCGCGGCCAACCTCAACTCCTTGAACATCTCGGCCAGTTCCACCTCGCTCACCATCGGCACGTCCAAGGCGGGCGCGGCGGGGGCGCTGGGCTTGATCCTCTCCAACCCTGACGCGAACATTTACCTTCGCTCCGGGACCACTGAAATCTCGGGACCGAACGGAACGGGCAACGCTCAGATTATTCTCAACAAGGGCGTCAGCGGGCAAACGAGCATCGTCTACGGGATGAAGAGCGGGTTGCAGCGCTGGAACCTCCAACTGGGCAACGCCGCTACCGAGTCGGGCGCCAACTCAGGCTCTGACTTTGAAATTTCCCGGTCTGACGACTCGGGAGCTTATCTGGGCTCCCCCTTCTCGATCAGTCGTAGCAACGGCAACGTCAACATCGTCAACCAGTTGTTTGTCGGTGGCGCCTTGGGCGTCAACGGCGGTCTCACGGTCAACACGGGTAGCCTCGCTGTCTCGGCGGGCAATATCACCGCTTCGGGCACCGCCACGGCGGCGGCTTTCAGCATGCCGGGGGGCATGCCCATCTGGAACCAAGACGCAACCAACATCTATTTCCAGTTCGCCGCCAATTGGTTCCTCCAGTACATCAAGAGCACTGGGCAACTGAACTGGAATCGCAACGGCCTACCTTCGACAGTCTTCGCCGCCAACGGCGAGTTCTACTCGGGCTCCAACCTCTACGTGGGCACCGACAACAGCTTCGGCCTGATCGTGAGTGACCCGGCGCTCAAGTACCTGCGTTTCTCGTCGGACAACTGGCGCCTTCAGTACATCGTCGCCAACGGCAACCTCTCTTACGTCAACTTTGCGGGCACCACGCTCTGGACGCTTGATGGCGTGGGCAATATGACGGTTGTGGGCAACTTGGCGGGAAGCAAGATCATCGATGCCATCGGGGGGCTTCGTAGCCGACAAGGGGCCAACGGCGCGGTGGGGGGCAACGTCTATAACTGGTTCTGGAACACCGACAACAGGCCGTACCTTTTTGTCGATACAGCCAACCAAGGCTGGGTCACGCTCACGCCCGTGTCCGACGAGCGGGTCAAGGAGAACATCGTGGACCTCCAGCCGGACGACGCCGCCTACCTGAGCCTTCGCACCATCGGGTTCAACCGGATCGGCAAGGACGAATACCAAGAGGGCTTCTCGGCGCAGAATGTGGCCGAGCACCTTCCCGTGGCCCTCGTGGGCGACGTGACGAAGGAGCTTGACCCCAACTTCCCGTGCTCCGTGGACACGGCCCCCATCCTCGTGCGCACCGTCGTGATGGTCAAGGACCTGATCCGGCGCATTCAACAACTGGAAAACCCATGAACAAGATCAGCCTCGAATTCACTCCGCAGGAACTGGACTACATCGCCAACGTCATCGCGGAGCGTCCGTGGAAGGAGGCCAACGGTCTGTTGTCCAACATCCAGCAACAGGTTCAGCAACAGCAGAAGGAGCAACAAGATGTCTTCCATGATGCCCCCGCAAGGCCCGCCTCCGGGAATGGGTCCACCACAGGGCGGTATGCCCCCGCAGATGCAGCAACTCATGCAGGCGGCGCAGGCAGGTGACCCACGGGCCATCGCACAACTCAAGGCCATGCAGGGCGGCGCTGGTGGCCCTCCGGGCGCTGCTGGTGGGATGCCTCCTCAGGGTGGTCCGCCACCCGGCGGCGCCCCCGGCGGTCCTCCTGCTGGTGCTATGCCTCCTGCTGGCGGGCAACCCCCCATGATGCAAGGCCCACCCGCTGACGCGCAGGCACGGCGGGCACAGATGCTGATCGATCTTCTACGCCAACAAGGTGGGGGTGCCCAATGAACATCATCACTGTTGTCTTTCTGGTGGTGGCGCTGGTGTTGTTCGTGCTGGCAACGCTCAACACCCCAAGCCCGCCACGGTTCAATCTGCTGGCGGCGGGCCTCGCCTTCTGCGTGCTCGCTGCGCTGGCGGGCACCGTTGTGTGGAGGTTGTGATGCGCTGGCTCCTCGCTCTCTTTGTTGCCTGTCTGGTAATCCCGGTTTACGCACAGCAGCGCTACGACCTGAGGGACCAGAACCCACACCAACCCCAGTGGGACCAACGCGAGCGCCATCGGCAATGGCGTGAGCACCAACGCTACTGCCGTGAATGGCGCGCACGTGTTGAGCGCCACCCTCGTCTGATCCTCCCAAGGGAGTGCTGGAGGCGCTAATGGCCGATGACTTCGGTTGGTATCCCGGAAAGCCCATGGACGCGAACGAGGCGTCCATGCAGGCCCTCATGCGCAAGCAGGAGCTTGCCATGGGCGGGCAGGCGGGCGGCGATCAGGTAGGGCTCTCGTCGCCCGCTGCCCAGTCGGGCATGTCGGGCGGCATGAGCCCTGAGATGCAGGCCAACTACAACAACTACTTCAAGGACACGTACGGCTTGGCGGGTGGCTCCCCGCTGACCTACAGCACGACCACCAAGGCACCCACCTACGACGTGTCCAGTCAGGCAGGCTGGGACAAGTTCAACGCGCTGGGCAAGGTGGCCGACTATGGCGGCGTCACCACGGGCCTGAAGCAGTTCGACCCGACCTACATCGGCGGCGGCAACGAGACGCCGGAACAACTCAAGACCATCGCGCAGCGCATGGGCTTCGACCTCTCGAACTACCGACTGGACGACGCAGGCCAGATCGAGAACACCCGCAAGGCGCTGGAGAACGAGGGCCAGAACTACGTCACCCTGAAGGCCCTGACGGGCGGCTGGGGTGGAACAGGGGATGCACGTGAAGCCGCAACGACCTTGTACAAGAACGACGGCGGCACGCTGCGCGCCGTCAACGACCCGACCGTCAGCCATGCCGCTGAAAAGGGCTCGTGGCTGGCCGAGCACGGACCTGCCAAGGTCGCCATCATCGGTGCCGCACTGGTTGCCAGTGCCGGGCTCGCAGGCGTGGGCGCTGCGGGTGCTGGCGCTGCTGCCTCTGGCGGCGGTGCGGCTTCTGGTGCGGCGGCTGGCTCGGCTGCTGGCACGGCGGCTGGTACTGGTGCTGCGGCGGCTGGCACGGGAGCAGGGCTCTCTGGCGTCTCTGGCGCCGTCGCCAGCGCGTTGGGTCCGCAGGCGGCGGCAATCTGGGGTGGCCTCTCCGCCGTCGAACAAGCCGCCGTTCTGGGCGCGATCCAAGGCGGTGTCAGCGGTGGCCTGAACGGCGGCGGCTGGCAGGGCGTGCTCAAGGGCGCTGCGCTGGGTGGCCTGTCTGGCGGTGCTGGCGCCTACGGTGGCGCGGCGCTGTCTGGCGCGACGGGTATGCCCGCGTGGGCCAGCAAGGCAGCGGTGAGCGCTGGCCTGAGCGGCGCTGGCGCTGCGGCGTCTGGCGGCGACTGGAAGCGCGCTGCGCTGGGCTCCGGGCTCGCCTCGCTGGCCGGAACGGGCCTGAGCGGATCGGGCATGAACCCGCAACTGGCTGGCTTGGTCGCCAAGTACGGCTCAGGCGCCGTCACCAACGCGCTCATGGGCGGCGCAGGAGGCGCAGGAGGCGCGCAAGGGGGCTCAGGCGGGGTAGGTATGGCCCAAGGGCTCCTGAGCGGTTCTGGCAGCACGGGGATGGCTGGAACCGGGCGTTGGAGGCCGGGCGGGACGGCTGGCAGCGCGGCTGATCTGGCCTTCATGAAAGCGGCCTACGCGCCGATCATCGCGGAAGCCCAGCGCAAGAAACTCAAGGAAGAGATTGAGGAAGACGCATGAAAAAGGCCCCGAAGGGCCTAATCCGTGTTTAACACTTGGGCAACGGCTTGTGCTTCCGCTTGGTCACCACTGGCTTGGGCGGCGGCGCACAGGTCACAGGCGCTGCCATCGGCATCATGACGGGCGACTGGACCACGGGTGCTGGCAGCGGTGCCGACCGCTTCTCTGCCACCTTGTAGGTGTCGCACTGGATGAACGAACCGGATGAGTGGTTGCCGCCGTTCCAGCTATAGCAGGTCGTGTGATCAGAGAAGCCTTGGGCACTGACGGCAAAGGGCGCCACCAGTGCAAGGAGCAGGGCAGCGCGCTTCATTACTTGGACTCCTTCGTTGCCTTGTCGATCAGCGTGCGGTTGTACGCGGCCAGACCGCGCATGGCATCCATGAACATCACCGTGGCTTCGCCCTTCTCCTGCGGGTTGGCGGCGCCGTCCAGCGACTGCATGCCCATGCCCAGCACCCGCGTGTTCTCGCGCATCCGGCAATCGTCCATCACCGCCGAACCGTTAAGACCCACACCCCATCCGGGTCCCGCGAGGCCGATACCACCGCTGGCCCCGGTGCAAGGTCCAGAAGCAGGTCCAGACATAGCGATACCGGGGACGTTCTTGACAGTCTGGCTTCCGCTGTAGTGGACGTTCTGGGTGCTGGTGCCTTCGTTGATGTTGCGGTTGGTGACGCCTCCGGATACGACACTGTTCTGGGTGGAGGTGCTGTCAACGGTCGCATGCGTCTGGTCAGGGTTGAAGGTGTTGAGTTGGATCATCTGCGTGGCCGAGTTGTTCGGATCGCTGGAAGATGCAGCCACAACGCCGCTGACGCCGCTGGACGAGTTGGAGGTGCCGTTGGAGACAACGGGGTTGGAGGACGCGCCAGCGTTGGCCGTGCTGTTGGAGTTGCTGTCCTGAGCATTGGCAGCGAATGCAGCCAGCAGGGCAAGGGTGACAAGTGAACGCTTCATGATGATTTCCGGTTGGTTGTTTTGAAAAAGGGGGCACAGTGGCCCCCTTTGGTTGTCCGTCTTCCGTGTGGATTACGGGGTCGTTGCGGTGCCCGTGGCGCCAGCAGCGCCAGTGTTGACGATGAAACCGCCAGCAGCGCCGAACGTCAGGTTGCCGAAGCCCGGCTGCACGGTGGCAGCGCCTGCCGTTGCCGTGCCACCGCTGGAAGCGGCTTGCGTGAACCAGTTGTAGCTGGCTGCGGTGTTGGCCTGATAGTTCGTGGCCGACGAGCCGTTGCGGATCGCAAAGCCGTCGGTACCCGCAGCGGTGGCCGAGTTGGACACCGAAGCGCCCGAACCCGAAGCCGACGTTGCAGGGGTCAGGCCGTTGATGCCGATGGCCGTGCTGTTGCTGGCCGTGGCCGACGAGGTGCCCGCTGCCACTGCGCCGCCAGCGCCCGTGCCGCTGGACAGGTTGGCCGACAGGCTGGAAGTGCTGGTGTTCGTGGAGCCCTGCACGCCGCTGGTGGCGGTCGTGGTGGGGAAGCCCGTGAACGTCGATGCTTGGCCGTTGGTCTGGGCGGCGGTTTGTTGCTGGCTGGCAATCGACAGCGACGAGCCGGTGCCCGAACCCGAAGTTGCGACGGCACCGACGACGGCACCCGTGGAGGTGTTGCCAGCGGCAAACGCGCTGGCTGCTGCCAGTGCGACGAGGGAGAGAAGAATGCGCTTCATTTGATGATTCCTAGAGAACAAACCGGGTAGCCGACCCGGCAGCGGTTGCCGCTTTCCAGCGGCTGATACGAACTGTAGCACTTATCAGGGATGCCCGGTTAGGCATTTACCCTTGTGCTGATGCTTTCTTGCCACGCGGTTGGCGGACCCATTCATAGCTCACGTTACGACGCAGGCCCAGCTTCGCAAGGGTGTCATCGCTGGGCCAGTCCTTGATGCCTGCCGAGAGGCGGGACCAATAGGTTTTGTTGATGCCAGTCTGGCGCGATGCTTCGGCTTGTGAGCCGTGCTTTTCGGTGAGAGTGGTGATGGCCTCCAGCAGCGTGATTTGCGGCTTGGGCTCCTTCGGGGTAACGGTTGCCATTGTCGGTCTTTCTAAGGTTGAATGAGTGGGCAGTATAGCCCAGTCAGGCACGGTTTTCCAGCATGTCAACTGTGATGTCGCTCCCCACTCGGCGACTGGCTTCGTAGGCCAACTGCAACTCTGCCATGTGGCAGATTTGTTGCATTGCTTGGATAGCCACGCGAGCCCTGTCAACCTTCAATTTGCCGGAAAGGAGTGGCTTGTAGACATCTTCATAGATGCTGCGGATCAAAACGTTGGTGGATATTGTCATGCAGGGCAACTTTTTGTGAGTGAGTTCGATGTAGTAGGGGTCTTCTAGGTAGTGACCAATTTCGGTGTAACGCTTAGGGGTGCAAAGCCTATTCAAGTTTTGGATGAACACGCCGACCGCGCGCAGTCGCTTGATGCCTTTGGAGAAGTAGTCGAGGTGCTTGTTGGCTCGGTCTCGATGGCGCACCTCGGACTTGTAAATAGCATCTTCAAGCCTCCAAGCATCAAGGTATTCCTGCTTCTTTACTTCCCACTTCTGTAGGAGTTCGTCGTACTTGTCCCCTAGTTGGTGTTTGATGTCTGCATGGGCAAGCCAATGGGAATCCCAGTTCCAACTCCCAAAACACCACTCAGAGCCGTCGTCTAAGCGGACTGTCTTATCTATGGCCTTCCCACGCGGCAACTGTCTAAAGCGTTGCCTAGACGGAAGATGTTCAAGACGGTCAAACCCCCTTTTCATGCTCGCACTTTCTTGATGGCGTCATTAAACCGGGTTTGCGTGCGGTCCTTGCCTTCGAGCGCCTTGGTCACGTCTTCGTCCTTGGTGCCTTGGCAGACGATGTGATGCACAACGACGGTCGCTGCCTTCTGGCCTTGGCGATACACGCGGTCGATGAACTGGATGTAGTGTTCGAGGTTCCACGTGATCCCGTACCAACAGACGGTGTTGCATGCTTCCTGCAAGTTCAGGCCGTGCCCAACGCTCGCTGGGTGGGCAACGACCAAGGGCAGGAGCCCCGCGTTGAACTGCTGGACGACCTTCTCTGGGTCCTTCTCCTTGCCAAGGTTGACAGCCAGCGGCAGGTCCTGACCGTTGAAGCGGTCCCTGATCATCTCCCAGTCTTCCTCGAACTCGTAGGCAACGAACAGGGGACGACCCTGCATCTCCTCCACCAGTTCCTGCAAGGCATCCAGCTTCTCGCTGTGCAGGCGGTAGGCGCGGCGGTTGGTCATGCCCCCTTGGTTATCGTAGATGAACCCGTTCGCCATCTGGCGCAGCTTGGAGCCCAGCGCGGCAGGGTTGAACACGGCAACCTTGACATCCTCCATCTCGGAAACAAAGTCGTCTTCCAGATCGTCATACTGCTTGCGCAGCGCGGCGGGCAACTGGACGGTGATGAAATTGTTCACCAGTTCCGGCATCTGAAGATGGTCCTTGGCATCAAGGCGCATGAGCCGATTGGCAACGCGCTTGTAAATCATGTCCGGTGCCCCACGGTTCAAGTGCCACCCGTAGGCGTCACCCGGTCGTTGGTGCATGAACTCCATCCGGAAGTGGCTCACGTACTTGCCCAGCGAGCCGCCGAAGTCAACGACGTACATCTGTCCGAACAGGTCAGCCAGTCCGTTGGGTACGGGTGTGCCCGTCAGGATCATGCGGCGCTTGAAGTTGTGCAGGACTTTCTTCAGCGCCTTGAAGCGTTGCGTCTGCGTGTCCTTGAACTTCGTGGACTCGTCCAGCACAAGTAGATCAAAATCAGGACCCAGCAAAGGTAATACCTTGACCAAGCTCTCAGGGTTGATGCAGTAGACATGGTGAGTCGGGTCGTTGATCAGCGCGCCGCGAAACTTCGTAGGGTGCTCGCACAGGTTGCAGACCTTCAGGGCATGGAAGTCCTGCCACTTGCGTGCCTCCACGGGCCAGACGGTGTTGCAGACCCGCAGGGGCGCGACAACGAGGGTCTTCTTGATTTCGCCCGCGCTGCGCAGGATGTCGATGCAGGCAAGGGTGATCGAGGTCTTGCCCATGCCGGGGTCCAGCATGAGGCCGCAGCCGTCGCGCTTCATGGCGAAGGCAATGGCCTCCTCTTGGTAGTGATGTGGATTCCAGTTCATTTGCAGAGTGTTTTGGTGATGTCCGAGTAGTCTACCACACTGTTGACCGGCTGTGCAATGAACTTCATGACTGCCAACTGGCCCTCCATGGCATCATCGATCAGCAGCACCGTGAAGCCCTGCTTTCGCAGAATCTTGTGGACGTGCTCCTGCAACGGACGGACACGACCGCCAGCGCCCTTGAATTCGATGAACAGGATGCGCCCCTCGTACAGCAGCATGTAATCGGGCCAACCCTCGCCGAAGTCCAGCTTCCGTGCGATGACACCGTGACTTCGTGCGTAGCCCACGACCTTGGCTTGTATGTCGCGTTCTCTCATGGCTTCAGCGCCTCCATGATCTGCTTGCTGGACACCAGTGGTGTCCCGGTAAAGATACTCGGGGGTTTCGCAGTCGAAGCCGCCGTCAGTGCCCTCTTGATGCGGTTCGTTGGGTCCTCCTCCAACGGGCTCGTCGTAGGGCCAGAAGGTTTGATAGAGTCGCATGTTGCCTCCATTGCGATGATGCCCAGACAGAACCATTTCCAGTCGCGGGCCACGGCTGGGTTCCGGTATCCACCATGACGGCCACGCTTGAAGCCGTGGCTGTCATTCGCCATGCGCTCGAAGTCGGCGCGGAAGTCCTCGAAGATGTCAGGCACTTGGTTGCCCCTGAAAGGTACGCAGCGCCGCGTTGGCGGTGTAGGCTGCGCGGTCTGGCCCCTCGCCTGACCTGATCGCGGCAATGTAGACCTCCTGCCAGAAGCGCAGGCCCGTGAGGGGCATGCCGTTGTCCACCGTGTTAGTCATGCTTTGCTCCATTCGGTACAGGGACCGCCGTTCTTGCTGCTGTAAGCACACCTGTTGCAATGGCTCCCAGCAGTTGCTCCAAAAGAACGATCGTTGTCCATTGTGTCAATGTAGGTGCCCCACTTCTCCCGATAGAAAGGAAGCATGTCACGGATGATTGATCGGGTTGCGCCCTCATGTCCGGTGTCAAAGTAGATAGCGCTTGCTTCAGCACGCTTTGCACTTGGGGTGTGAAAAAGTCCGACGGTAGCGTAAAACTCAAGTTGATCTGCGTGTGAGGGGTACTCACGTCCGGATTTGTAGTCATGGAGTTTGAGGAGGTCGCCGGTGAGTCGGTGGACATCAACGATGGCCTTGATCTTTGCGTTGTCTTGGTGTTCAACACGGTTCCAGTCGCTGTCAAGCAACCAGACCTGTTCTGCCTTTGCTCCAAGTTCACGAAGCTGGAAAATCTTTAATCCGACTTTCTTGATGTCGTAGGGCACTGGCATGTTCGTGTTGTTCATGTAGTCCTCAGCGAGCTTGTGCAGCCGTGTCCCGCGCATCATCGCTGCGCTGGGCTCGTCGGGCAGCTTCTGGATGTAGCTGTAGCCGTAGGCAGCGGGGCATTCCTGATACTTCTTTATGGAACTGTAGGAGTGCCGCGTTGGCCGCTTGGTCAAGTCAAACAGGTTCATCGAGTTCCCGTATCTTTCTGCGCATCCAAGCGCGTTGGTTGAGCAGGTATCTATGATCGCTTGGGGTCTGCGCGAACGTGGTGTTGAATATCCGACCCCGTGGGGTCTGGACAGTGGCGCGCAAGTGGTTGCGTCCGTTCTGTTCCAACTCCACGAGGGTCAGACCCATGCTTTCGATCAAGTCTCTAGCCATGCGTCTGCCGTTGCTCATGGTGTTTTATCCTTGCGCGCCAATGGGTCGTCAACGATGTAGCACGGCAGGTCAACGCGGTGGATGACGCCTGCTAATTCAGGTTTACCGCACGTGCAACGCCACTTCTGCAACTCGGCTTCTGCCTCCTCGCCCATGGTGGGCACGTCGGCGAGCTTGGCGAGCGCGGAAGACAGCAGCGCTTGCATGCCCGTCTCGCTGAGGTTGCCGCCCATGGCCGTCTCGCCCTTATCGATGTCGTGCATCACGATGGTCATGCCGATGTTCTCGTAGCCGTTGAGGCCCATGATTTGAAGCAGCTTGTCGATCATCGGCGGAATGACCACTTCGAGCGGTGGGCGCGGCGGCTTGGCGCGTGGGATGTGTCCGAACTTTTCCATGTCAGTGCCCCTTGCTCACGCGGGTGACTTCGCCGGTCATCCGACCTGCGACCTCAGCCAGCAGGTCTTGGGTCTCATCGGGCGCCATGTTGCCAACGCACGAGACAGCGCACGGGGTATCGCCGCCGTGCGGGAGGTGGGCGATCAGCACGAAGCCAACGCCAAGTGGGTGGAGGGCATCGACCAATGCCTTGCCGAGCATGTCGATGCTCTCTGCGAGTGGGTGTTGTGAGTCAGTCATATTTTTCCAAGTTGTGCCAGTTGATTCCAGTTTCTACTTCAACCCGGAATGGAGAATCCCAGCCGGGCATCGCCTCCATGCTATCACGAAGCAGGGGGATTTCGGTGTGTTTGTTGTCATCATGGACACTGATGACCAATTCGTCATGAACCATCATCAGCAAGCGTCCTTGCTCCTTCCTTGAGTCGTAGCGAAGCATGGCTTCCTTCGATTGATCGGCTGCGCTGCCTTGGATCAGGTAGTTACACAGCTTGTAGTTGTAGGTCCGCCACTCGCCGTCAACCTCCTTCGCTGCCTCGCAGGGCAGCACGCGACCGCCCCATGTCTTGACGCTGTGCCGGTCACGGAACTGCCAGATGAACTCTTGCAGGCCGGGGATCGCCTTGAAGTAGGCGTTCTTGATCTTGCGTGCGTTCTCCTCGGTCACGCCCAGTTGCCGCGCCAGCGTTGCCACGCCGGAACCGTAGATCAGCGAGAAGCCCACGATCTTGCACATCTTGCGCGGCACGGTCATGCCCGTGTACTGCTTGATGAGCGCTGAGGCAACGGCATGGAAGTCCGCCGTTGGGTCCTTCTGGTAGACCTCCAGCGCGCGGCCCTCGGCGTAGTGCGACATGATCCGCATCTCCTGCCCGTTGAAGTCGGCAGGCACGATGATCTGGCCCTCATCCGGAAGGATGTACTGGCGCATGTAGGGTAGGTCAACGTCATGCAGCACGTCGGCCTCGTTCTCGCCAAACTCGGTGGGCACGTTGGTCAGGTTGGGCTCCGAGCACGAGAAGCGGCCCGTGCGGGCGCCACCGTCCTGCGACTTCACCTGATTCCACGAAGGATGCACGTGACCGTCACGCGCGCTGTGCTCGATCCAACCCTTGTAGAAGGTGTTCGTCAGCGTCTGCAACGTGGATCGATACCTGAGCGCCTTGAGCAACGCAGGCTCGTTCACGTGGGCCTCTACGCTGGCCTTGGCCGTGCTCAATCGGCCCGTGGGGGTGCGTGGGAGGTCCACGGCATAGCCCTTGTCGATGACGGCCTTGGCAACCTGCACTGGCTTGGTGATGTCGATGTCACCCAGATAGCTGCTGATGATGTCGCCCTGTTCGGCCTTGATGCGCTCGTACTTCCCGTAGTCCGCCACGAGACGGTCACGATCAACGCGCACGCCCGTGCGCTCCATCTCGTAGCCCAGCTTGGCAATCCGCAGTTCACGCTCGTAGGCTCGATCCATGCCCATGGCGGTCACCCTTGGCCTGAGCAGCGCATGCAGACCGCGCGTCCGTGAGGTGTCGCCCATGGCGTACGGTGCCACGATGTCATATGGGGCATAGCTGATGTAAGCCCCTGCGTTGGCCTCCGTGATGATCTTGTGCTCGGGCAGGAACGGCCCTTTGAAGTTGGCCTTGAGCCAACGGTAAACCGCGTCCTTCTCCTCCGGGTCGATGCCCAGCAGCTTGGCTGCGAGTTGCTTCAGTCCCAGCGACTTGGCGAGCGGATCGACAAGGTAGGACGAGAACAGCGTGTCATCGTACTGGCGCGGCCATGGCAGGCCCATGTGCTCAATGGCAACGCCGATGTCGAACTTGCAGTTGTGGAACAAGAGAGGCTTGTCCCAGACCATGCCGAGTATCCGCCTGCCATCGGCTCGGGTGTGCGGGTTGTGGCCCGGATGACCCCAGCCGACATAGATGTTCTCTTCGCCCGGCATGAGGATGGACACCCCAACCGGAACCGGCTTGATGCCTGAGCCATCAATGATGGCCTTCGTCTCAAAGTCGATGACGACTGGGATGTCCATGGTTTAGCTCATCTTCAGTTGCAGGGACAGGATGACTTCCCGGATCGTGTGAGCGTGCGTGCGCTCGCTCTCTGGCGTGGCAATCGACTGCTCCAGTTCCTTCAACAGGTCATAGCGCCTGAGCATGTCGGCTTGTGCTTTGCGCACGGCCTTGAGGGCGTTCTGGCGGGCCTCGTCGCGCGCGGCATTGTCGGGCGCGGGGTTGGTTGCTGGCGCTTCGCGCTCGCGCACCACGTCTTCGATGGTTTTCCCAGCGGGCACTTCGATGACTTCAACGGAGCCGCCGAAGATTTCCTTCACGAGGTCCTGAAGGTCGCTGCTACGGGGTGCGCTCACAGTGCGTTCTCCACGCTGTCAATTGCGCCTTCGATGCAGCTGATCGCATCGTCCAAGCAAGAGACGGCATTCTGTGCGGCTTCGCCCTTGTCGCCCGACTGGAACGACTCAGGCATGTTGTCGAAGTAGTCCTGTTCCTCGTCCTTGGCGGTCTCGATATTGGTCTTGGCTTCCTCCAGCTTGCCCTTGATTTCCTCGATCAGGGACACGGCTTCGCTCAATGCCTTCCGGCGATCTTTGTTCACTTGGATTCCTTTGATGGTTAATGTTGGTTTAACGTCGCCCTGCCGGATAACTCTCGGGACTTGCTGTCCTTACCCGGCAGGGTTTGACGGCGGGTGGTTTGCGAAGGACCCGCGCCCTCTGCGGACACGAGAGGTGCCCACGTAGTCATTGTATCAGAACTTGTTGCTCCCGCGTGCATTCTTCGTGCTGTCATCGTCGCTGGGCTTGGGCGGCGTGATCGTCTTGGTGATCAGTTGCTCATGCCGTGTCAGCAGCGCGTTAAGAATGCCCTCGTCCCGGATGGCTTCCACGATCTTGTACTCGATCATGAACATATAGGCATCGTTGGGCACGAGCGTGATGTCAACGACCGCAGCGAACACGGGCATCTTCAGCACCGTCGTGACCTCGTTGGCGAAGCGCTTGAAGTTGTCCAAGCTGGTGGGCGGCGGGATCATCGTCATGTACGGTGCGCGCGCCACGTCTTCCGGCGTGGTGCATTGGTCCGCTGCGAAGATGTGCAGGCGCCGCGATTCACGGCATGCCTTGCCCTTGCCGCTGCCAGCCTTGCCCTTGATGAGCTTGGCGCTGCCCCATTCGAGCATGCCGCACGAGTCACAGCCGTGACCGGCAGGCACTTGGGGCTCGGGCGAGTCGCTGACCCAGCCGGATTCGTCCAGCGTGAGCAGGTCCAAATCCTCGCCCTCCTTGGGCAGGCGCCAAGGCGTCAGGATTTCATGCGGGCGCACGATGGCCGAGCAGATCGGCGCCGCGCTCTGGCCTGCGACGTACGCGTTGGGATAGAACTCGTTGTCCTTCCGATACTCGATCACGATGGCCCGGATCGTATCGTTGGGCAGGCGGACATCACCAACGCTCAGGCGCGAGCCCTTCGTGCTGATGAACCCGCCAGCGGGCGCTTCTGCTTTCTTGGTCTGTTCGACCAACGCGGCCATGCGATCCTTGTAGCTCATCACAGCCGTTCCCGTAACCTTGGGAACGACTTCATCAGCGAATGCCGTCTTGGTGGGTTGCTCCTTGGGCGGCGTCTTGGTTGGTGCTTTGGGCATCGTGGGACCTTTCGATGGTAGTGGTGTAACTTTGGTCAACGCGGGATCGGGTTTCTTGGTAGCCATTTATTTGCCTTTGAAAGTTTTGGACACGGGGTCGTAGCCATCGATGGGGAGCACGTGTCCACGGATGTAGCCGTACTCCTTGCCAATGCCCACGTGGGTGATGATACCCCAGTAAAACCGGGTATCAACGCGCACGTCCTTGGCATCCTCTTCACGCTCACGCAGGATGATGCGCGCCGGAACGCCGGATTCCATCGACTCCTTGCAGCGTTCGATGTAGTCATGGCCCGCCTTGCTCATCTGCCAGCACTTTGGCGTATCCAGCGGCTCAGGGTCGCAGTTGATTGTCTGGTCACGCCAGTTGAATTCGTTGTTGTCCGTGCGAAGCGTGATGATGGCGCCGCCGTCTTGGCGCCGCATGCTCCAATAGCCTCGGTGCCACTCCTTTTCGAGAGGGCCATGGAACTGGAAGCAGTTTTTATATTCGGTTGCGAGAATTCTTGTCATGATCGTTTGGGGTAGGGGAGGGTTGGATAAACGAGCAGCTTGCGCATGCCCTTGTCGGTGAAATGAATGTATTTGTGCTTGCCGATTTCGCGGTCGCGGGTCCACCCCGCCCATTCGAGGTTGGGCCAGTGGTCTTGGATGGTGCCGACACCATAGGTGCGGGCCAGTAGTGCGCGCATCACGCGCGATGAGAGTACGGTGCCGTCAGGCGCTGTGAAGCGGCTGCGGTGCTTGCTGGTGCGGCCGGGTGCCTGCCCGACGTACACCCAGTTGCACGCTTGGTAAATGGTGCCAATCTCGCCAGCCTCCTCATCGCTGTAGGCGTAGAAGGCGCGCCAGCCGTGATCACGGGAAGCGAGCTTGCATGCCCGTGCAACGAGGAACGAACCGGAATGAGGGTGTGCCCAGTGGACGCAGGCGCCGCGCTCAAGGCAGATCACGGAGTCGCGCATGCCCTCACCGCAGAAGTCGCGCGCCTGCGTTCCCATGCCTTTGCCAAAGCAGGCAACGCCCGCTATCTCGCCTGATGCAACGCGAAGGCCATAGTAGGCCAACCCCACCTTGGGCATGGTGCCCAGCCATTCATATTTCAGAATGACAGCCTCCGCCTCTTCGCGCGTGATGACCTCCACCACGGCCCCGTCAAGCGTTGGCTCGACGGGGCGCGGATCAGCGCGCTCCTGCTCCTCACGAATGAGACGCTGATGGCACTTCATGTCAGAGGACGCCCGGCCATTCGTAGGTTTCCTGTTCGCGGAAGGCTTCGTTAAACTTGGCTTCCGAGCGGTAGTGCTTCCCCTCGCGGGCACTGTTCCACGCCAGCACGTAGACATCAAGTTGGCTGTCCGTCAACTCCTTGTGGCGCGCCTTCAGCACACGGTTTTCGCCACCGTCCTTTTTGGCTTGGTCGTACAGGGCTTGCAGCTTGCGCGCTGCGAACGCGAAATTCTTGCTAGGGGGTGACGCTTCTCCGAAGGTGGCATAGTAGTCCAGCATCTTCTCGCAAAGATCGTGGTCCTTTGCGTCAGCACGCAGGGCGAAGTACATGGACAACGACTTGGGGCCAAGGTGCAGACGTTGCATGGAGGAAAAACGGGTAATGCTAGCCGTGGCGGTGTTGCTCAAGTCAGCAGCGTAGTTATCGCGCACGTAGTTGAGGACGGTTCCAGCACCCTCGCTGTCTTCAGCAAGGCGTTTCTTGCGCGGGTCACCCGTGTAATCCTCCTTGTAGAG